GGCTCGTGGAGGAGTTCCTTTCGTGGGACCCAGCGGTAAGCTCCTCAATCGAGTCCTTGATTATTACGACATCAGTCGACGGAATACTCTTCTCACGAACGCTACATCATGTCGCCCCGTTGATAACGCTACCCCTTCCAAACGAGCGGTGGAATGCTGTCGACCTCGACTCCTGGCTGAACTCGAAGGCTCACGGCAGATACTCGTACTGGGAAACACCGCAGCTCAGGTTGTTCTCAACACAGGTCAAGGTATCACTGGCCTCCGAGTGGGTCCGCCGAAGGTTTGCCCCACGGTGGAGGGGGCAGAGGTTGTCCCTTCATTCCACCCTGCATTCTGTCTCCGCAACGGAGATGCCTTCCCTTCGTTGGTCAACGACGTGGGCAAGCTCGTGCGAGATGTGCAGCCATGGAATCCCCCTCAGTATGTGGTAGTCGATACTGAAGAGGATGCTCTCCAGGCCATCGGTGAAGTCGATGCGATCACCGACAAGATCGTGGTCGACATCGAGTGTGGCATCGAGAAGGACGCCAGCTTCGATCACCCGAACCGGTATCAGATGCTCTGCGTCGGGTTGGGATACGCCAAGGGCAAGGTCTGTGTCATCGGCGAACGTGCCTACGAGTTCGAGACCGTCCGCAAGGAACTGAGCAAGATGCTCAGGCGCAAGAAGGTCATCGCGCACAACGGTAAGTTCGACCTCGGCGGTGTGTACCCGACTCTGGGCGACATCATGTTGTGGTTCGATACGATGCTTGCGCACTACTGTATCGACGAGCGCCCGGGCTATCACGGCCTCAAGGACCTTGGCGTCGAGATTCTGGGCACTCCACCGTGGGAGCACGAGATCCAGAAGTACCTGGGCGCAGGGAGAAACTATGCAGCAATCCCCCGGCCCATTCTGTACAAGTACAACGCCTACGACATTGCAGTCACTTGGGACCTCGCTGAGTACTTCGAATCCGAACTGGATCGTCTCGGGCTACGTGATCTGCACGATTTCCTTGTGGCAGCAGCTAACCAACTCAAGTTCCTGGAACTCAACGGGATCCACATCGACAAGGGTTATTCCCACCAGCTCGAAGCGGAACTGATTGAGGAACTGGATCGCCTCAAGACTGAAATGGTTCAGTACCTGGACGGGAAGTGTTACGACAGCAAGAGCGACGGCATCAATCCGAACTCGCCGAAGCAGCTGAAGGAATACTTCTACGACCAGGGTATCCGCATGGCTTCCACAGACAAGGACCACCTGGAAGCTTTGCAGAAGAAGGTCGATCCGAATTCCAATGTGGCCAAGCTGGTCGAACTGCTCTTGAAGTTCCGCAAGGATGGCAAGCAGTACGGCACCTTCGTGAAGGGTATTCGCGAGAGGACGTATCGTGGGCGCGTTTATACGACGTACTCGCTTCACGGTACTACTTCAGGTCGACTGGCATCGCGAAACCCTAACCTGCAGAACATTGCGCGCGACAAGCGAATCCGTAGGCAGTTCCGTGTGTCGAAGGAAGAGAACATCTTCGTGCACGTCGACTACAAGCAGGCAGAGGGCAGGGTCATCTGCACGCTGGCACGTGACGAGTACCTTCGGAGCGTGTTCGCTGACCCTGATGCTGACCTCTTCGACACGTTGGGAATGCGCCTGTACCTGAAGCACAACCTGAGCAAGGACGAACGTGTTCGAGTGAAGGCGTACTTCTACGGCTTGGGCTACGGTCGAGAGGCATACTCGATTGCCATGGAGTACGGCTGGGACCCGAAGGAGGCAGAGCGTGACGTCAAGGCCTTCATGGATCTCATTCCTGACGTCAGGTCATGGCAGCATGGCATTCGGCAGAGCGTCCTGGCGGGCGAAGACCTTGTCACCGACTTCGGACGGCATCGTCGATTCCACCTCATCACTGACGAGAACCGAAAGGATGTGCTCAACGAGGCACTGTCCTTTAAGCCGCAGTCAATCGCTAGCGACATCTGTCTGCGTGCGTTCATTCGACTCCGACCTCGCCTGCGAGGCATGGCCCACATCCGTCTCACCATCCATGACGCCTTGGTTGCGGAATGCCATGAGGGCGACCGTGAAGCGGTTGCTGCGATCATGCAAGAGGAAATGATCCGTTCAGGTGACGAGTGGACGGACTACGTACCCTTCGCCGTCGACGTGAGCTACGGGAAGCACTGGGGCGAACTCTAAATTGTCTCTTGTAGACATTGCGAGGTCCCCTGTATAATAGAAGTAGAAGGGAGAACAGCGTGAGTAAGAACTTCGCACCGACAGCACCTGAGCGTGAGCGCATCCTGGCACCGCTGCAAGTGTCACCCGAACAGAAGCGTGCAGCAGCTCGTCTGACTGCAACGAACGCCATCGATGCTGCTGACTGTGCTGACCTCCTGGAGTACCTCGGGCTGACTCCGGAAGACGGAGGCGCCGACATCACACGTGCGTTGGAAAGGGGAATGTAGTGAGTGCCGTTGCAGCTATCGGTTCGACGCGGCGAGCGCAGAACGGTTACAGCTACACGAAGATCAAGGACGAGGGTCCCAACCAGTGGCGACTGACACATCACCTGATCGCAGAGAAGAAGCTGGGCCGACCGATCGATACGTCAGTCGAGCGTGTGGTGTTCGTCGACGGTGACAGGTGGAACCTGAAGCCGGAGAACATCAAGGTCGTGGCCAAGAGTCAGGGTCCACTCACCCGGCGCAGAGCGCAGCTCGAGGATCGTATCCGTGAACTGAAGGTGCAGCTGGACGACGTCAACGCGAAGCTTGCTGCTCAAGGTGTTAGCTAGGGAATTCGAGAGTCTCTGCTTGGTCTACGTGAGTCTAATCGAGGTCTCTAGCAGATCAACCCCGTTACAACGGGCTTAAAGGATCTTGATTAGACTTACGTAGACTTGGTGTAGAGATTGAAAGGAGACCACAGGGTGGAGTTATTACAGACTGGCCGGCAGAATGGGAAAACCTTCAGAAGTGTGGAGTGGGTTCTGAAAGGACAAGCCCAGAACAAGTTCCCCTTCTGGACGCGGGTCCTCCTGGTTATGAACCATGCAGAGCGTGAACGGATCATCAAGAAGTACCATCTCAGCCCACGTCAGGTGTTCGTCTTCGACGACTGGGCGAACACTGGTGCAGGTGTGGACAAGACCGTGACAGTGGCGATCGACAACGCTGACGTTATCCTCCAGAACATGGTTCGTGGTCACAGGATTGCCTTGATCACTATGACCATGGAGGACAGGCTGTGAAGGACGGTCACATCTCGATCACTGCACTCGATCCTGGCGGCACCACAGGTGTCGCGTTCTACGATGCTGACCTGATCTTCAATGCAGACGAACAGCCCGAACTGTTCAACGAGAAGTGGGACACCCTCCAGCTCACTGAGCCTGACCACCACAAGACTCTGAAGAACATGCTGGAACGTCGTCACGTTGCCAATACGATCATTGTATGCGAATCGTTCCAGTACCGTCGCCCTGTGGACGCCCCTGCTGTGGAGCTCATCAGTGTCGAGTACATCGGTGTGGTGAAGCTGCTCGTGCAAGAGCGTCCTGACATTCAAGTGGTGTGGCAGACCACTGGTAAGGTCATTCCGCCGAAGAACAAGAACGTAGCCGGGGGATTCTGGACGGATGACAAGCTCAAGCAAGTCAGAAAGTGGAGTGCAGGAAGGAAGCACGCCAACGATGCCATGCGACACCTCCTCCACTACATGGCCTTCACTATGGGCCGCCGAGACCTACTGGAGCCACTACGATGAGGTGTGCCGTCTGTTGGTTCCTGCCGAGTGGGAGAATCTACACAACGGCAACGATGATTGTGAACGGACAGTCCGTTTGCGACAGGCATGCGGATGTCGCCTACAGGTTCCTGAGCATCGCCGGTGTGATCGACAGCTACGACAACTACATGGAAGCAGTGAACGAGAAGGCCGAGGACGACGCGATCGAGGCTCGCAGGGTAGGGTACTAGTGAGACTGATCGGCTACATGATCATCGCTTCCATCCTAGGCTTCTTCGCCCTTCTGGGCGGAATGGTGTGCGCAGGATACGTCCTCACCTACATTTAGGCAAACGAGAGCCCCTCACCCAGGACTACTCCGACCCGCAAGCGGAGTGGGTGAGGGGCTCTCTTACTCCCTAGACGCCCAGCTAGGGAGCGTTCGGGGGATTGGTGGTGACACCCGTGACCGTACCGGGAACCACCATGGGCGGGTTGTACGAGGGCTGGTTGGGCGAACCCAGCAGCCAGCCAAGGGAGGGCCACTTTCCCTCGAGCCAGCGCACGACCAGGTAGTAGACGTACCCGATACCGAACGTGAGCAGGCCCTCGAGCCACGTCTGAACGTCCTCGGGGACAGCGAAGCCGAAGTGCACCAGCAGGTAGCTGATCACCAGGCCCACGAGCATTGGTACGCCCGTACGGATGGCGCTGTAGACCTTGTCATTCAGGTTCACTGTACTCATCCTCTCTTGCTTCGACCTTGAGTCGATTGACCTTCAGGTCTCGTCGATCCTTGATCATGACGCGTACGAAGATCCACGTACGCTGCGTGACGACCAGGAAGATCAAAGTGACTAGAACGTACGATGTCTCGACGCGATACGGAAGGTCAGGGAAGAACAGTCGCATCGCGGAGTTAGCGTAGGTCAACGTCACCACGAGCGAGAACCACATCAGGTGCCGGCCCAGACGATTCTGGTACCAACCAGAGAAGAACCCGTACAGGATCACGAACAATGTAGACGACACTAGCGTCGCCAGCACCACAATGATTCCGTACACGTTCATCACTTCCCGCCGTTCAACATCGCTCGGTAGATGTCGTATGCGAAGTGGTTCGCGTCCCGCTGCGCACGCAAGTCGCGCATTACGGGCACAGCCTCATTCGCAAGCGCCTTGGCATTGTGCAGTGCCTCTGTGGACTCCTGCTCAGCCTGTTCTGCACGTGCTAATGCTGCTTGCGCCCTTTCCATCGACTCAGGCTCCTTCTTAACCACGCGTCGGCTTAAGGGCCACATTAGTCTCGCCCCTCGGTTAGTTCATGTGGAATTGCCCCCTGTGCAGCGTTGCGTACTGCCTGGAGGATGGCGAGTGATGCCTTGCCGATCTCGATGCACTCCTGCAGCGCG